GGCATACATTTCAAATTTGAAGTACCTCAATCTTGTGATATTCCTATGTTTGTTAAATTAAAAAGAATTGCTCAAGACAAATTAAATAACTTCTTAACAGAAGTTAAGTCTTCTAGTGTTTTCAATTTTTTACTATTCCACTCAAGGCTATGTTATAGTCTTTTTGCTTCCTCCAATCAAAATTTCTCAAATGATTATGTAAAGTTTGATAATTTAGGTTTAAACAATGTCTGTTTAATAGTGAAAGGTGGCAAAAAAATCACTTCAACACGTCAATCAAAAATATTTAAATTAATTTATCCTTGCATCAAAGAAACAGAAGTTTGGAATAAAAATGTTTTCTACAGTAAATCAACTCCTTATGAAGAAACACCTTGGATGACGTTGCATCAACAGGAAATATTAGATGGCATGTCATTGCCTTATAAGTATTTGTTAAATTACATAAACCTTAGATCAAAATATTCACAAGAAGTGTCAACAGAAATTGTTTTTATACCTACTGCTATGGCTTTGCATAACCGTCGTAAGACTGAAAAAGTGATGCACAATATGAGATACATTTTAGTCAATTGTATAGGAGATTATTCCCAGGTGGGCAAAATGATTGAAGAATTTGCAGCACCCGGATATTCGGCTTTTGATTTCACTATTTACAGCAATTTAACTAAAATGTACTTAGATTATTATGACACTATAATTAGTTGGGCAAAACTAGGATCTAATGATCCGATAAGTTTTATTCACAATCCTGTAAAACACCCTTATATGAATAGAAACATTTTGAATATAGAAGATTTAACATATGTTATTTACTCAACTTACATGATGACGAAAGGAGGTTACAAACAATCCTTGGAACAAACTATAAATCTTGAACAAGTGATGGAAACTCATATGGCTTGGATCAACACTGATACTAAGAAAATAATTTTGCCGACAATTTTCACATCTGAGGATAATTATAACAATGATTTTTCCTTTTCACCAACAATATCTTATGCAGTAGGGAAAATCATTGCTTCTGAGCTGAAGAGAACACATGCCGTAAACAATCTTCACATACAGTACGAACAGATCATGTCAAACTCTATCGATTCAATGGCAAATAATAGAGGTTTGAGGTATGAAGGACAAGATTTCTTTGGACATAAAGGTTATTTCGTGGTTTATAAGAATATATTGGATGACAGATTGGATGAGATATTAAGTATAATTTCAAATGAAGATACAAATTCAAAAAAATATCAAAAAATAAAAGCACTCAACAAGACATTTAAAACTGAACAACAAAGATGTGATTTAAAAAAAGTGGTTTTTCATGTAGTTGATAAAGTA